CGCTACTCAACTAGGATTGGCTGGGCCACGACCTCACGAACGAGGCCATTTCTCATTACCAGTTTCCGGGACGCCATCACGACGATCGACTCAGTGAGTGGCCTCCCCGACTTCATCCTCAATAGTTCGGTTACCCGCAGCGAGTTGCGGCACTTCATCACGCCGACTGGGCGACTCGCGGATGCCGAGGCCGCCCCTAAGCAGCACGACGACTGTATCCTCAGCAGCGCAATCGGCTACTATGTCGCATGGCAGCTCGCGGGTGGCGAACAGGAACCGATCGCCGAACGGCGCCGTCGACGCACCGCCCTCCGTGCCCAGCAGGTCGATGTGGGGCTCGCCGCGCGCGACTGGCGCAATTCCGACGCGACGGCCGAGGAAGCCGATCGCGCTCAGGAGGACGATGATGAGTTCGCCGATGACCACAGCGGCGCCGCGCCTCTCCACTTCACGTTCAGCGACGAGCGGCACAAAGTCTGACGCGGGGCTCGTCCGGCGCGCCGTACGCCCTCGCATGCCCCTGCTGACGGCCGTCGAGCTCCGGGCCGATCAGCGCGTGCAGCTGCCCGATGGCCGTCAGGCGACCGCACGCGCCGGCGAGTGGCTGATTACGCGCGGATCGTCCGTCCTGGAGGTGGTCGGGCCCCCCGAGCTCGCGGCCCGCTACGAGGCGGTCGATCCGGGCGATCGCACCCTGCCCGCCGCCGTCTGCGCCCGGATCGAGCAGACCACCGGCGTCGGCTCGACCCGCACCCCCGAGGATCTCGCGCGGGCGATCGAGCGGCTCGCGCACATCGAGATCGGTGGCATCGCGATCGACTTCACCCCCGGGCAGCTCGACGAGATCAAGTACCGGGCGAGCAAGCGCGGCCGCACCGTCCAGCAGGAGCTGCAGGCGGTGATCGACCGGATCCGCGAAGATCTGTTCTGGCGGAGTTAACCATGGATACACGGACAGGCGACTTGTATCCCTCACTCGACCTCGGACTCGCTGCTGGCGTGCCACGCGAGCATCTGGTGGAAGTCGAACCGGAGATCGTGCGCGTGGCGAGCGGCCCCTTCAAGGGCCGGGTGTATCAGCGTGGCCCGGGGGTGGATCAGCTCAGGCGACGGCGTGATCTGGAGACGAAGGCGGACGAGGCGTAAGTGCCGCTACACGACTACTACTGCCCCCGCTGCTCGACGGTCGTCCCCAACGTCTACGTCCCCGTCGCCCTCGGTGGCCCCGCCGGCGCGCCCGATCACTGTGGTCGGCCGATGACCTGGATCCCGGCGGCGCCGGGTATGCACTACGGGGACGTGAAGGGCGCCGCGTTTCGATCGTTCGACACCACCGACGGCCGCGGCCGCCCGGTCCACATCGACTCGCTCCGCAAGCTCCGCCGGGTCGAGCGCGAGAGCGAGCAGATGTACCGCGACGGCGTGGGGCAGCCGATGGTGTTCCGCCGGTACGCGCAGGACGCCAGCAATCGCGACCAGCACACGCTGCACCCGGACCACGCCGGCGGCGAAGCGCCGACGCCGGCGGCCGCCCGGCGCTTCGGATCGACCTTGCGCAGGTCGGCAACCGAGCCCGAGGCAGCCTTCGGTCCAGGGGTGAGCGAGGCGAATGCCTCGGCCTTGCCGATGAGTGGGAAGGAGTAGGGCCGATGGATGCTGTCGAGCAGTTTCCCGTCGATGGGGCCCAGTCGGTCACCTTCGCGAAGGACCAGCCGGAGTACCTGCCGCTGCCGGCGCTCGTCTACCCCGACGGGGTGGTCCTCACCGAGTGGCGGCTGACCGAGGACGAGCGGCAGCGGATCGCCCGTGGGGAGAACCTGCGGCTCTGGATCTGGACGGCCGGCCGGCCGCTGCAGCCGGTCGCCCTCGAGGTCACCGACGAGCGGAAGGGCTGATCGATGGCCGAATTCTCGCCCTCCGGCGTCCTCGACCTCCCCGCCACCTCCGCCGACTCGCTCCAGCGCGGCGACCCGAAGGTCCTCGGCTGGCTGAAGGAGTGGACGCAGGAAGGCGATCTCATCAACCGATCCGACCCGTCCTACGAGAACATCGGCCGCGCCCAGCAATACATCGTCGGCGAACAGCTCTCGCCCGAGCATCGCCGCCTGAAGTACCTCCCGCAGATCACGATCAACGAGACGCGCAAGGCCATGCAGGCCCACGTCTCGGCCATCACCGATCTGAAGCCCGTCGTGGGCTGGCGCACCAATCCCGAGTTCCGTGTCCAGGCCGACCTGCTCAACCAGTACCTCCTGGCCGAGTGGGTCACGACGATGATGGACCTCGATCTGGGCGACTGCGTCAAGTACGCGCTGGCGGGGGGCACCGGCGACCTCGTCATCGACTGGGATCCGCACGTGCCCCTCGGGGGCGCGCACCAGCTCAGCGCGCGCGACCCGCGCGACACCCTGCCGCTGCGCCCCAGCTACGGCCGCTCGCCCCAGATGTGGGAGGGGGTCTGCTTCCGCGAGGAGCATTCGGTCAATGTGCTGCGGGGCATGTACCGCGACCGGGCGTACCTCATCAGGAGCAGCACCGATTCGACCCTCGGAACGATCATGGGCCGGTTCCGCAGCGGCTTGGCGCGCCTGATCTCGCCCGCCGATCCGCTCGATCAGATCAGCGCGGGCACGGCCGCCGCCGCCCGCCGCCAACAGCGCGGCATGGCCGTCCTCTACCGGGCGTACTTCCGCGACCGCACGCGCAACCTGACGACGTCGCCGATCCCGATGGGGACGCCCGGGACCAACTGGGCGTATGTCGCTCAGCCGGGCCAACCGCTCTATCCACGCGGCCGGCTCCTGGTCGCCACCGACGACGCGATCCTCTACGACGGCCCGAACACCTACTGGCACGGGCTGTACCCGTTCGCCCGGCTGCGCCTCTGGTCGGTCCCCTGGCAGTTTCTCGGGATCCCCCTCTTCAACGATCTCCTCCCGATCCAGGATGCGCTCAACGACACCATGCACGACGTGCGGCTCGGCATCCGGCAATGGGTCGATCCCGACATCACCTACAACCGGAACGCCGTCTCGGAAGCGACCATGCGGCTGATGGATCCGCGCCGGCCCGGCAAGCGGGTGAAGACGATGCCCGGTTTTGGTGAGCCGTGGAAGAAGGAGGACGGGCCCAGCCCGCAGGTCCTCAGCATGGCGGTGGATCTCTGGGAGAAGCTGACGCAGAAGTTCTCCGATCTGGCCGGCACGGCGAACCTCTCGGCCCTGCTGCAGCTGCGCCAGCTCCCCTCGGCCGACACGATTCAGAAGTACTACGAGGCGCTCACGCCCGAGATCCGCTCCGAAGCCCGGCAGGTCGAAGCCTTCCTGCGCGACCTCTCGGAGATGATCAAGGTCAACTACTTCCAGTTCCTCTCGACCGCCAAGCGCGTGCAGGTGCTCGGGGGCGGCGGGGCCCTGCTCAACGACTTCGATTTCGATCCCGGCAACATGGTCCCCGCGCTCCGGCCCGGCGACCAGGGCTACACGCCCGAGCTCGACGCCGACCACACCACCCGGGATCAGCGCGCCCAGTTCTTCCACAAGCAGTTCATCTTCGTGGTCGCGCCCAACTCGGTCCTGGCCATCGACGCGACCGAGCGCAAGATGATGCGGGTCCAGCTCGCCCGGCAGGGCTACTACGACTTCTGGTCGCTGCACGAGACGCTCGAGACCCCCAACGTCGGAGCGCCGCCCGCCATCCCTCTCCCCCCGATCGAGCCGCCGCCCCCCACAGTGCTCCAGGGCCTGCTCGGCCAGCTCACGCAGCCCGGCATGGCCCAGGGCCTGCTCACCGGCATGGGGCCGCCGCCGTTTACCGACGAGACGACCGGCCGCACCTTCGTCCTCGACCTCGCCAGCGGGCAGGTCCTCGAGCTGCGGGTCCCGGTCACGGTCACCGAGCGACTGCAGGCGCAGGCGATGCTCGGCATCGGCCAGACGCAGAACCCGGCGGGGCGCAAAGCCTCTGGGCAGGCGCCGCCGCGGCAGGAGACGAAGAACGACGAGCCGGGCGGGCGGACGACGATCACCGAGTCAGACAAGTAGCGCCCGCAGCGCCTCCTGACCGTGGAGGGGCTTGACAGTCTCCCGCGCACCACAGAATCTCTTACGCAGTGCCAGGGAATTTCCTTCGCCGCCTCGCCGGTCAGCCGCCCCGGGCGAAGAACTACGGGAAGGATGTCGATCTGCCGCGCGCGCGCAAGGCGCAGACGGCCAGCCCCGTCCGGAAGGGGATCGACAAGGCGATCAGCAATTTCAAGTTTCTGCGCGACAAGGGGATGGTCGGCCAGCGATCCCCGAGTAAGGGGCGCTGATCGATGCCGCCCCTCTCCGCCTCGGTGGGCGCTTCGCCGCTCGACGCGCCGCCGCCCTCCCCCACGCCGATGGGCGAGGCGGGCGGCCCCTTCTCGATGACGGGCCTGGCCGGGGGGCCGCCGCAGGTCCCCAGCGACCAGCTCCCGCCCGAGATCCTCACCGGCCTGATGCAGGCGGCGCAGACCATCGGGCAGACCCTCGACAGTTTCGCGCAGGTGACCCCGGACAAAGGGGCCGAACTCGCGCTCATCAAGGACTTGCTGCAACGGTACCTCGCCGGTGTTATGACGGCGGGCGCCGGGCCGGTGAGTCCGACCGCCGCCGGGCCGGCCGCGCCAATGGGCGGCATCGACCGGGGCATCGCCGGGCCCGGCGCGGTCTAGCCGCGGTCTAGCCAGCGAGCGCGCCGCGCGCTCTTCCCTTCGACGACGACGACGACGACGCCAACCATCGACGAGAGGGCTCGTCGGGCGCGCCCGCCCTGCCGACGCAGGAGGCGCTGCCGGCCGGCCCGGCCTCGGAGGAGGACTCCATGGGTGCGTTCGAGTCAGGACAAGCGTTCCTCGCCGGCGTGATCAGCAAGCTCCCGGCGGAGCTGCAGGCACAGGCCAAGGAACTGTTCGAGAAGCCGGAGGCGAAAGACGCCGTCGTCATCGTCGGCGACGGGGCGCTGGCCCGCCCGGACTACTCGAAGGCCATGAACGAGCTCAAGACGAAGGAAACCGAGCTGACCGAGAAGCTCGGCAACCTGAACACGTGGTACGACGAGAACAAGGCGGCCCTGGAGGACTACGTGGCGATCAAGCCTGAATACGATCGGCTGCAGACCACCCCGCACGTCCCGCCCAAGGATCCGCCGCCGCCCGCCGATCCGCGCAAGCTCATCGAAGACGTGCTGAGCGAGCAGGGCCCGGAGTTCGTCCGCGTCAGCGCGTGGCTGGCCGGCATCACGGCCAAGCATCAGCACATGTTCGGCGAGCCGCTCGATCCGGTGGAGATCGTCAGCCACCCGAAGCTCGGCAAGCCGATCGTCGGGCAGCCGGGGCGCGTGTTCAGCCTGCAGGACGCCTACACCGAGAAGTACGGCGAGCGCGTCGCGCAGAAGCTCAACGACGCCGAAGAAAAGAAATTCAACGACGAGGTCGAGAAGCGCCTGGGGGAAGAGCGGAAGAAGTTGGGCACGCAGCCCTTCCCGCTCCGCCACGAGGCCCCCTCGGTCCTCGATGTGCTGGCGACGAAGGATGGCCCCGCGGCGCATACGCTCGACTCGGCCGTCGCCGAGTACGAGCGGCTGCAGCAGCAGCGGGGCTAGCTATTCGGCCGCCCGCAGAGGAGAGAGCACGCGATGGCGATTCAACTCGACGATGTCAACACCACCACGACGAAGGAGATCATGCCCGGCGTGGTGGACGGCTACTTCAGGGCCGGCCCCGTCATTGCGATGGCGAAGGCGCGGTTCACCCGGAAGTGGATCGGCCCGCAGATCCAGGAAAACTTCATGTACAAGCCGATGCAGGGCGGCGCGTACAGGAAGGGCGCGGCGTTCAACGTCACCCGCCGGCAGACCCGCACGGGCCTGCTCTTCACGCCGCGCTACTACCAGGTCAACGTCACCGAGTTCCTCGAGGATCTCGAGGTCGAAATGGCCGGGCCCCGCGCGGCCTTCAGCGTCATCCGCACCGACATGCAGCAGGCGGCCCTGACCATGTCGGCGATCCTCGAGATCGCCGCCTTCCATCACGGGCAGGCGCTGCCGGGTGATGACCGCTCGGCCGAGATCAACGGGCTCGAGGAGGGTCTCAACGACGGGATCAACGCCGGCTGGGCCGGCAACGTCTTCCCGTCCTACGGCGGCCAGACGCGCGCCGACGTCGCGCCGGCGCTCACCCCGCCGACGGGCCTGATCAGCGCCAGCAACACGAACGTGCTGTACCGGGTCCTGCGCCACAGCTACTTCTCCTGCATCATCGGCAACGAGGCGCCAACCGTCGGGATCACCACCAACCGGATGATGGGCTTCATCTCCGAGAACTTCCTGCCGCACCAGGTCATCGATACGACCCAGCCGGAGATCAACTGGCCTGGGCTGAAGTTCGACAAGGCGACGATCCTCATGTCGCAGTACGCGCCTGGCCAGGACGGCGTGAACGATCCCGATCTCGGCAACTACAACGCAGCGGGCGAAACCTTCGCGTGGCTCAACTTCGGCCCGCAGGGCGACGACGCCTACATCCGGCTCTACATCGCCCAGTCGTCGAAGTTCGCCTTCGGCTTCACCGGCTTCAAGGGCGCGCGCGAAGACAACCAGGTCAGCGGGCAGATCCTGTTCGCGGGCAACCTCACCTTGCGGGCGCTCCGGCTGTCGCGGATCCTGCACGGCTTCACGGCCTAGGCCGAGCGACACCGAGGAGGACACGTCCATGCCATCACGATGGGAAATGCCGCCGGTCTATCTCCAGTCCGGCGATCCGGAAACCGAGAGCACGCCCGCTCTGCACGCGCCGGGCCTGCTCGGCGCGCGCTTCACGATCCTCAACCCGCAGCGGCAGGCGCCGGGGGCCGAGGACTCGCCCGCCGGCCGGTCCAAGCGCTACCAGCTCGTCAAGTCGGACTCGACGCCAGGGGTCGCCCCGTTCCCGGGCGCGGTCGCCTGGTGGGCCGACAAGGCGCAGTACCTGGTCACGACCGACGCCGATGCGAGCGCGCGGGGGGCCATCGCGGGCGTCTTCCGCCGCACGTGGAACGCGCCCGGCGACTACATGTGCATCCAGATCGGCGGGCCGGGCTACGTCAAGCACGTGGATGGGCCGGCGGGCGGGGCGTTCGCGGCGGGCGATGCCGTCATTCCGTCGGCGACCGACGGCAAGGCCGATCGGACGGCGGCCGGCACCGCGCCGACCTACCCGACGCTCGGCTTCGTGGCCGCGCCGCTCACGGTCCAGGCGGGCAACGCGCTCGTGCTCGTCGATCTCGACGTGCCCGAGACCACGTAGGAGGCTGACTGATGGCCGTCACCGTCGATCGCACCATCGGCAACTACCACGACAGCTCGAACGCGCGGATCCGGAAGATCGGCCGCGCGGTCGGGCCGGCGTCCTACACGGCGGGCGGCGAGCCGCTCGCCGCGCCCGAGCTCGGCCTCGGCAAGGTGGAGGTGGTGCTCTTCGAGCCGCTCTCGGATGGCACCAACGTCCACCTGGCCGTCTACAACGTCGCGGCCGGGACGCTCAGCGTCTACGACCCGACGACCGGCGCGGAGGTCGCCAACGGGACCGACCTGTCGGCCTTCGCCGCGCGCTTCGAGGCGATCGGCTACTAGCCCCAGGGGGATGACCAGGTGGCGCAAACCTACGGCGACGTGTGGAGGACGGTGCGGCTCTATGTGCCCGCCGCGCCGACCTTCCTCGTCCGCGAGTGGGTCAACGCCGCCTGGAAGCCGCTCGCGCGGTTGCGCCACTGGGCCTTCCTGCGCGGCGAGCTGCGGCTGACGATCGCCGCCGCTCGGTCGCTCGCGTCGGTGACGGTGACGCAAGGCTCGGCGACGGTGACCTCCGCCGGCCTCTTCCTCGCCGCCGATGCGGGCCGGCAGTTCCGGGTGACGAGTTACCCGGTCTACACGATCCAGACGTTCACCGATGCGAACACGATCGTGCTCGATCGCGCATACGGCGAGGACGACGCGACGCCCTCCGCCACCATCTTCGACGGCTACGCGGTGCTGCCGGCCGACTTCGAGAGCTTCCGGATCATCGCCGACCCGTACAATCAGCGCCGGCTCGCCTGGTGGATCACCGAAGATCAGCTCAACGTCTTCGATCCGACGCGCCAGGCGTCCGATAGCGGCCCGCGGCTGCTCTCGGCGATCTTCCCCTCGCGCGCCACGTCGACGCTCGGTCGGCCGCAGTACGAGTACTGGCCGCGCCCGACCGCGGCGCGCAGCTACCCGGCGCACTACAACAAGCTGGGGAGCGCGCTCGACGACACGACGACCTTCACCGGGGTGCTCAGCGAGGCCGCCGACGTGCTGGTCACCGGCGCGCTCTGGCAGGCGGCCCAGTGGCCGGGGACCGGCGATCGGCAGAATCCGTACTTCGACCTGGCGCTCGCCCGCGCGAAGAAGATCGAGTTCTACGAGGGGGTCCAGCGCCTCGCGCTGCGCGACGACGACCAGGCGCCCGACGATCTGGCGACGGTCCACTGGGAGCGGTGGCCGCTGGCCGATCTCGCCTACAACGATCAGTCACTCCGGGCGTCGGATGCGTCCGTCGCCGATCTCTATTGAAGGAGGCCGCATGTCCTTGAAGACGCCGTTCACCCAGCCCGTCTACCCGAACACGACCGATCTCGGGGGCGATCTCGCGACCAGCCGCGGCACCGATCCGCTCACCGACACGAGCGGATCCTCGGCGCTGCAGACGCCGTTCGACAAGCCGATCGATCCGTCGCTCGACGGCCAGGAGACGCCCAACTCGGTCTCGGGCCTGCCGGCGCAGCCCAACCGGTTCCAGCCGAGCGAGACGCCGCCGGATCCGCCGTCGCTCGAGGATCGCAACCCTGGGACGATCGACAAGCGGTAGGACATGGCGGCCAGACACTTCCAGCTCACGCTCGCGGCCGCCGCCCAGCGGCTCTCCGACGTCTACGGCGACGGCGTGGGCGTCGTCAACGCCGCCAACGATCTCCCGTACCGCCAGCTTCTGCTCTCGGCCACCGGCGCGGACGCCTTCGTGGGCGACGACGCGGAGGTGGACAGCACCGACTACGGGGCGCTGGTCGACTCGACCGCGCTCACGCCGGTCGTCCTCGGGCCGTTCGAGACCGGGCCGCTCAAGCTGTCGGATCTCTACGTCGCGGGCGCCGGGGCGACCCTGCATGTGCTCGCGATTCCTTTCTGAGGAGACCTCCTGTGGCGCTAGTTACGCTCCCACGGACGCTTGCCCGCCCAGCCGATCGGGTGTGTGTGTGCGCGCTTTTCCTGATGGAGTGGTTCCGTGAGAGTACGCTGCGTCGACCAGCCCTTCCGCAGCCGATTGCGAATCTGATCAGTCGACAGGGCTGTTCGCGTGGCCCACTCCGTAATGCACAGTGTTTCCCCTTGCCACGTCAAGCGCAGCGTGGGACGACGACCACCTCGATTACGCGCCTGCTCCAGTCGTGTCGCCCACTGACAATTCTTGGGGCTATAGGGGCCGTCGTTGTCTCGACGCTCCAGCATATGCTGCGGCGATGGGCGTGGCCCCAAGTCAGCGAAGAAGTTGTCAAAGGATCGCCAGCGCTCGCAAATGGTGATGCCCCGACCACCGTAGCGATGCCAGCGCGAGGTATTGGGGTTGTTGCAGCGCTGCTGCATCGCCAGCCACGCATTGTGCTCAGGGGTGTGACTCTGTCCGTGTTTGTAGCCCACGGCTCTATTCTAGCTAAACTGGCCGTAGAAGGAGTATAGATTGTGGCGAATTTTGCCGTTGACCTGCGACGCACCGCCTCGGCCACCCTGTCGGTCGGCTCGATCACCGCCGACGCCACGCGCCCGCGCCGCATCGAGTGGTACGATCTGATCCTCGGCTCCGAGGCGGCGGCGGCCGACAACCCGTTCCTCTACACGATCCAGCGCTGCACGGCCGCCGGCACCTCGACCGCCGTCGTCCCGCAGCCGCTCGATCCGGCCGACGCGGCGACCGAGGCCGACGCGGGCGAGAATCACACCGTCGAGCCGACCTACACGGCGGCGGCGATCCTGCTCCAGATCCCGCTCAACCAGCGCGCGACCTTCCGCTGGATCGCGACCGAAGGCGGGCGGCTCGTCTCGCCGGCGACCGCGTCGAACGGGCTCGGCATCCAGACCCTGACGAGCTCGGCGGTGGTCGTCACCTCGCAGGTTCACATCACCGAGCGGTGAGGCGCGATGCCGCGCTACCGGGTCAGCTTCGAGCGGCCGGTCGTCTATCAGTACGACTCGCCGCTGTCCCGCCGCGAGACCGCCATGCTGGAGGTCCACGCGCCCGACGGCCAGGCCGCCATCGTCCACGCGATTCGTGTGACGCGCGGCGACGGCGGGGCGGCGACCGCGCTCCTGCTGCCCCTCGGCGGCGCGGAGACCGCCGGTGCGTAACCCGTCCGGCTACGCGACCATCGTCGATCCCGACCGCCCGACCGTTGAGCGCGACACCGCGTCGTGCGGCCACTGCCAGCAGGTGATCTTCACCAAGCCAGGCAGCGCCGCGACCGTCTACCTGATCTTCGACCTGGTGAGCTGGCGGTGGCGCGAGGAGGCCGGCGCCTTCTGCCGTGTGTGCATGCGGCCGGTCTGTCTCGCCTGCCACGATCAGGGGCGGTGTACGCCGTGGGAGCGGCGGATTGAGGCGGCCGAGCGGCGGGAGCGATTTCTACGCTAGTCCACAACGTCACTCAGGAGCACGCCTAATGGCTACCTACGCTTCCCTTTCGCCTGTCGAGCAAGCCGTGGTTCAGAACATCGTGCAGCTCATTCGTTCCGGCGCTGGCGAGATGGGCAAGTTGTTCAACCACTTGCGCGCCATTGCCGATGACACCCACGCCGTGAATCTGGTCCTGTCGCTTGACCCTGGCGAGACGATCCCGAACATGTCCGGGCTGGCTGGCGCGGGCGACCAGACGCGCGCGGAGATCGCGGCGATCTACACGATCATGAACACCGCGCGCACCGACATTGACAACGCCGATTTCCGCGCCAAGGCGAGCAAGGCAGCGGGGATCAACGCGCTTCTGGGAGCGTAGGGTAGCTATATCGCAAGCCCCAGCGAGTACTACGTCGATCCGTCGATTGCCGCCGATAGCGGCGCTGGCACCATTGGCGATCCATGGGGCGATCTCCAGCACGCGCTGGACAGCATCACGCGAGATGCGACCAACGGCGATCGGATCAACATCAAGGCTGGGACAGACGAGATTCTTACTGGTTCACTCGACTTCACGAGTTATGGCACCCCGAGCAATGGGTCTCCACTGATCTTCCAGGGCTACGCCGCGTCTGCTGGCGACGGAGGCATTGGCGGGATTGACGGAAACGACGGAAACTTTGTTGTGTTCCCTGGATCGAAAAACTACGTCAGCTTCCGCGATCTACACATTCACAACACGGGCACTGCCGATATTCTTCAGGCGGGTACGTTTGGTTTCGCCGTCATTGGCTGCGAACTCGACGAGACAACTGGCGATGCGATCCAAGCCACCACACAGGTGGCGCTAGTTGTTGGGAATCATATCCACAACGTCGGCAGCATGGGTGTGCGATTTGGGTTCGGCCTGATTAGCGGCAATTTCTTCCAGAACGATGGCAGCAACGATTTTGATCGGGCGGTGTATTTAGACAACAATGCGGCGCTAGGCGAGGTGTCGTTCAATATCTTCAGCCTCGACGGAGCAAGCATCGGCATCGAATTGTCGGGCTATTCGTATTTCGTCCACGACAACTCAATCCTGAGCGCTGGCGGCACGGGCACAGGCATCACATCGCTCGGCACCGCATCAGTTCATGGAGGCGCCTGGAACAATCTCGTGGAGGGGTTCAGCGGCGCTGGCGGCGTGGGCATTGCGGTGCCGAGCAACAACGATCTCGTGCTGTATGGACGCAACGCTGTCTTTAACTGCACGACGGCGTACAGCCTTGGTGGGGACGTGTTTCACAATCTCGGCGACAACGAAACCCTCGGCTCCTCTCCCTTCGCCAAATCCGGCGCGGACACCTTCGCCAATCGCGCTGTCTACTTCGCGCCAGTCAACACGGGCAACGTGCGCGGCGGGGCGTATCCAACCGAGCTGCGGCTGGACAAGGGCGCGGTGCAGCACGCCGATCCGGCGGCTACGGTTCCGTTCCTCGCGCCGATCATTCTTCCGCAGGAAGTGTTCGTGCGGCGCCTCCCCTACGGTAGCTGATGAGCTTCCCCCCCGACGACTGGCTCCCGTCCTACCCGGATCGCCCGCCGCCTCCGCGCCGGACGCCCGCGCCCGTCCTCGCCAGCCAGCCACCGCACACCCCCGCCATCTTCCCGGTGCCGGACGATCTCGCGTCGCTGACCTTCCTCCCCAGCTTCCCGCATCGCGTGCCGCACCTGACGACGACGCGCGAGCAGACCGGCGCCTCGGCCGGCGCGTGGGCCGTCAGCGGCGTGCATCCGCTCGTCTGGCAGGGCTGGGCGCCTCCGCAGGTGCCGACCCGCCGGACGCCGCTGGGCGCGCACCCGACGTCGTCTGCCGCACCGCTCGGCCAGTTCGTCGTGACCGCGCAGCGGCTGGGCTGGCAGGCGCGCTTCCCCGACCGCGTGCCGCACCGCCGCCCGCCCGTCTGGACCGGCGGCCTGCTCTGGACAGTCGATCCGTCGATTCCCGCCGCCGCGGTCGTCTGCACCGATCTCGCCGCCGACACGCTCACCTCGCCCGCGCTCATCGCCGCCACGTTCACCCACCCGCGCCTGCTCAACGAGGGGCTTGGCAGCCCCGCCCTCATCGATGAGGATCTCTGCTGATGCCTGATCCGCAGACCTTCCCCATCGATGAGCAGGAGACCGGGCGCTACACCGCCACGATCGTCGGCAACGACGGGGTGACGCCCTTGCCGGGCGCGACCCTCTCGACGCTCGTCCTCACCCTCTACGTGATCAAGCAAGACGGGACCGACGGCATCGTCAACAGCCGGAATGCCCAGAACGTCCTGAACACGAACAACGTGACGGTGAGCGCGGCGGGCCTGCTCACCTGGACGGTGCAGGTCGCGGATACGACGCTGGTCGAAGCCATCCCCTTCGAGCGCCACCTCGCCCTCTTCGAGTGGACGTGGCCGAGTGGGGCGGGCAAGCACGAGGTCGTGCTCCTGGTGCGCAACCTCCATCGGGTGAGCTGAGGCATGAGCCTGCTCTACATCGACAGCTTCGATCACTACCAGACAGCGCAGATCACCTCGAAGTGGTCGACGCTGAGTACCCCGGGCGCGCACACGATTGTCGAGGACGTGGGGCGCTGCGACACCAATGCCCTGCGCGTCGGCGGCGGCGCGGGCATCTCGCTCGTCAAGGGCCTCTCGTTTGCGGGATCGATGGGCATCGCCGGGTTCGCGTTCCAGGTCACCGAGCAGACCACCTCCGCCGGGACGTTCTTCCAAGTGATCACGGCGGGCGCCGGCTTCGTGACGCTGTCGCTGGCGCGGCTGCTCGATGGCGCCATCCGCATCCAGCGGCAGGATCTCAGCCCGGTCACGCTCGCCACGACGGCGCCCGACACCGTCCGGGTCGGCAACTGGTACTACCTCGAGCTGCGCTGGGTGCTCAGTAACACGGTCGGCGAGATCCAGTTCCGGGTGAATGGCGTCGAGATCGTCACCCTCACCGGCATCGACACGGTGGCGAATGCGGCGGGGACGTCGACGACGCCCAGCGGCATCATCCTGCTCTGCTCGGCCAACCTCAATTACCTCGTCGACGATCTCTACGTGCTCGACGACGCGGGCGGCGCGCCCAACAACGCCTTTCTCGGCGACACGCGGGTGGAGTACCTCCGGCCGACCGCCGCCGGCTTTCATCAGGACTGGGCGCTGGTGGGCAAGCCCTCGCACTGGGAGGCGGTCGATGACGGCGACAGCCCCGACGGCGATACCTCCTACATCCACACGGCGACGGCGGGCGAGCACGACACCGAACTCTACGAGAACACGGGCCTCCCCTCGGGGACGATCTTCGGCGTGCAGATCGGCCTCTACGCGCGCAAAACCGACTCGGGCTTCCGCGAGGTCGCGCCGCTGATTCGCCACGCCGGCACGACCTACTCGGGCGCGAGCCAGCCGCCGAGCTTCGCCAGCTACCTCTACCTGCTGGAACTCTTCGAGACCAACCCGGGCACCGGGCTGGCGTGGACGATTCCAGACGTCAACAACGCGGAGTTCGGCGTGCGCCTCGCGCTCTGAGGGCCGATGCGTGATCTTCCAGTATCAATCGCGCGCCGCCCCGCCCGCGCCCGAGACGCTGCCGGCGCCGCCAATCGACACGTGGCTGCCGACCTACCCGGATCGCGTCCCGCACCGCCAGACGATCTACGCGCCGGTGCAGGCGTTTGCGCCGATCATCGACGCCAGCGGCCAGCCGGTCCGGGTCAGCCAGATCCCGGTCGAGCATGCGACGCAGTACGCCTCGGTCCTCACGCGCACCTCGCAGCTGCCCGTCGAGGCGGCGTTTCAGTACGCCGTCGCGATCCGGTGGACGCGCGTGTCGCAGATCGCCGTCGAGATCGCCTACCCGTTCGGCTGCTTCGTCTTCGTCCCGCCGCTCCCGCAGCCCTGCCCGGCCCCCGGCGACGATCCGGCCGGCGGGCCCAGCTGCCCTGTGCCGGTGATCGGTGAGGGATCCTGATGGCCTACACGACCGTCACGCTCGCCGACATGACGATCCTGATGCAGGATCGCTGGGACGGGGCCGTCTTCTGGACGGCGGAGGAAGCGCGGCTGGCGATCAACGAAGCGTTGCGTGACTGGAACCTGCTCGTCGGCCGGTGGCGGGCGGACCAGACGATCTCGACCGGCGCCGGGACCGTCGAGTACGCGCTCGCGGCCAGCCTGATCTACGGGACGCGCGTGAAGCTCGTGACCGGCGCCCCGCTCTTCCCGACCTCCGTGCTGGAGCTCGATCTCGGTCGCCCGACCTGGCGCAGCGAGACGACGGCCTCGGGCGGGGCCGTGCCGACGACGCCGACGCTCTGGGCGCCGATCTCGCTACAGCGCATCGCGATCTGGCCGGCGACGGCGGGGGGCGGATCGAATAACCTGATCGTGCAGGGGATCGCCGCGACCCCGGTCCTGGTCGAGGCCGCTGACACGGTCGATCTCGGCGAGGAGATCCATGATCCGCTGCTCGACTACGCGCTGCACGTCGCGGCCTTCAAGGAAGGCGGGCCGCGCTGGCGGGCGACGCTCCCGGCCTTCCAGACGTTCCTGCGGCTGGCGGCCCAGGAGAACAGCCTGCTGAAGGCCAGCCAAGCCTATCGACGCTTCGCCGGGCTCGATCGACGCCGCGACATGCAGCCGACCAAGGACGTCCCGACGCAGATCGATGGACTGGGAGAGGCCCCGACCGCATGATCGATCAAGCCCTGCTCTCCGAGCTGCAGTATGTGCTGTTCGAGCCCCCCGACGGCGGGCAGTCCTGGCCCTCCGAAGTCTGGACGCGCGCCGAGGTCCTCGGCCACGTCAACCGGGTGATCTGGGGGTGGCTGCGCGACACGCACGCGATCGTCACGCGCACCGAGCTGGCCAGTCTCGCCGCCGACGCCGGTGTGGTGACGCTGCCCGCCGACCATCTGGCGACCGCCACGGGCGTCTGGCGCAGCGCCGGGGGCGTGCGCACGCCGCTGGGGCCCGCCGATCGCTTCGAGGGCGACCACGCCCTGCCGAGCTGGGAGACGACGGCGGGGACGCCGCTCGCCTACAGCGACTTCGAGGCCGAGACGCTGACGCTGCAGCTGATCCCGCGGCCGGCGGAGGACGGCACGCTCGAGCTGATCTACGTCGCGCGGTCGGCCGACGTCCACGGGGCGGGCGCGACGCTCGCGATCCCGGAGGAGTTCCTCTCCGGCGTGAAGTACGGCACGCTCGAGCCGCTCCTGCGGAAGGTCGGGCGGCTGCTCGACCCCGAGCGTGCCGCCTACTGCGCGCGCCGGTACCAGCTGACCGTCCTGCTCACCAAGACGATCCTCGGAGGCTGGGCATGACGCCGGCCTGGGAGCGGCGGTGCATCGGCGACGACGTGCACATCCTGCCGATCGCCGACAGCTACGCGCACCTGCCGCTGCGCCAGTGCCTCTGCCGGCCGGCGATCCTCGAGGACGGCCCCGACGGCAGCCGCATCGTCCATCACAGCTACGACGCCCGCGAGTACTTCGAGGCGTCGGACACGATCCGGGAGGCCGCCCGTGCCTGAGCAGCAGTCGCGCCGCGCCAACCCTGTGACGGGATCGGCCTTCGAAGCTCCTTTCGAAAATCAGATCGTGCGCTTCGGCGCGAAGGGGCTGAACCTGCGCGACGCGCTCGACGCGCTTGACGGCTGGGCGCGGCACACCAACCTCGATCACGAGAACACGGGCGAGGCGGCCGTGCGTCCGGGCCAGACGAGCTTGGCGACCGGGGGCACCGTCCACCATTCGGTACGCAAGCTGCGCGACGAGCAGGCGGGCACCGAGACGCGGATCTGGGGGATCGACACCAGCCTGTATCGCGGCGCGAGCGGCGCGCTCAGCCAGATCGACACCGGCTATTCCGGCGATCCGCTGACGCTGCTGCCCCATCGCCCGCCGCTCTCTGGCGCCCCGTGGATGTTCGTGGCCGATCGCAGCCGGATGCGGAAGGTCCGCGCCGACGGCCTCGATCTGCCGATCGGGCTGCCGGCGCCCACGGAGGCCGCGGGCGCGAGCCTCGGCACGGAGTACCGCACGGCGATTGCCAACTTCGACGCGAGTGACGCCACCGCCGCCGCCAACTGGACTGGCGCGGCGGGCGCGGACGAGGAGGGGAACCCGAGCGGCGTGCCGACGACGGCCGACGATTCGACGACGCCCGCCGGGGATCCGGCCGTCGGCTTCACGACGCAGATCGGCAACGCCAGCGTCGGGTCGTACTACGCCTGGTGGGGCTGTCCTCTTACGCGCGATCTGTCGCAGCTCTCG